AGTGAATGCATTGGTGTCTAAAATCTTCGACAGTTGCTACAGGAAAAACTGCAATGCGTTCTGCATCGACACCTCTTGATGTAAGCATCTCTGAAGTAACAGCCTGCTCTGAGTCAAAATAAAGAACAACGGCATCTGGATTGTCAATCAAAAACTTCTGCACAATACTAATTGTGAAAAAAGTTTTGCCTGTTGCAGACTCACCAGCAATCGCAAGAATCTTGTTGTCTGGAATGCCACCGTAGATAGAACCAGACAAAAGGGCATTGAACGTGTACGAACCAGTATCAACAAAGCCATTGATGTCTGATTCAATACCTTCATTCACGACGTTTGCGTAGGTGTTACCCGACACCTTTACCATAGATTTCAGTAAATCACTCATAATATCTCCTTGATCAAATTATACGGTATTATCTGAAAAAGTCAAACTTTCTTTTGCAAAAAACCGTACCTGGCAGTTCACCTGATTTCCAGTAAATCTTACCCTCTTTTTCAAAACCAACTTTTTCGTAAAATCTTATGGCTCTTTCGTTCTCATCACGAACACACAACCATAAGTTGCCATCAATGTACTCGAAGAATCTTTCGAACACATCACCTGCTTTACCATTACCCTTTTCAGTATTGAGTATCTGGTGTATTATGTAGTCGCCTTTCTGTGCTTGCACTTCACCTAGACGCTGCTTTCTTTGATAGTGACCATATACAACGATTACACCATCTTCATAGATCACATTGCCTTTGGTTAGATTTCTTTCGAGATAGTCTTTTCGTATGTGTGGAAAGATATCACGATTCTTTAAAAAGAAATCATATATCTCTTTGCTTTGTTCGATTGTGGCATGGTTCATGCTTCAATACCACTACGCAACAATGTTCTAAGTTTTTCGTTAGATTCAACATCAATCACAAGATGAATTCTTTCATCGTCGCCATGATTGATTGCAGTGTGTGGTTTTCGAATGTCAAGATACCATGTCGAGCCTTGAACCATATTTGTCGAACGCTTTTCACCGTCACAGTTCCAAGCACTAAACTCAACTCGTGGATTGGTCTTGATCGGCACATGCAAACGAATAAGTCTTTCATCACGAACACCTGCATCTGGCTCAACTTGATCGGTGTGACGTTGAAGTTCGCCACCGCCAGGCTTCAGACGCATGAAACGAATGCGATGATACACACCAGGAATGTGTTCAAGAATTTTCTCAACTTCAGGAAACAACGCTCGCATTTCTGTGTCTTGCAATTCAAAGTTTTCACCTTCATGCTCTTTGTGCCATTTGTCATTCATGCATTTTGGATTCTCGATGAATGTTGGATCTTGTGAGTAGCCACGAAGAGAGATCGCACCCCAAGACTTGCTCTTGTTGTACTTCGAGTAGTGATTTTGATACTCAACACCTTCACTCAAGAGTTTATCTGAAATGCTCTGACACAGTTCAGTAAAGTCAGGTAGATCAAGTTTCAACAGAGTAGATTCTTCAGCAGCATCAATAAAGAGTTCTGGGGAAGGCATCAGTGATGTTTTTGCATCTCTACGATAGATACCTGTCATCTCAGAAAATGTGTTGATCTTTGTACCGAGTCTCTTGAACCCACACTTTTCAGCAATAGACTTTAGCCATTCATCTTCTTGCCAAATGTGAAGATAACAACACTCTTCATAACTGTTGATCTTCTCAAGTAGGAGATGCTCATACTCTTTCGGGCAAGCAATTCGTGTAATCACACGATCACCCTTTGCTCTCTTTGTGATCGCTACGTCGTAAAACATTGTGACTGTCGTGGATGTTTTTGCGATTGATGTTTCAATCCACCCAACAGGTTCAGATCCATCAAACGGTTTGATCTCTTCAAGTTTACCTTCATCAATCGCTCTAGCAATTGCAGGCCCATTCATTTCACTAAACGGTGAACGAGAGTGTTGATTCCACTCTGAGTAGTTTTCTTTGATGGCATTGATGATGTCAATATGCACACCTTTTTGCCATGGCTTTTGTTCGGTTGTACTCATAATTAATCCTTTGCTATTTGACTAAAATTATTCTTCTTCTCAAACTTCAAGACATTCGAAAATTTATCAACGATGGTGTCGGTGCGATGTGAAATCACAAACACGTTTGACTTACCACCGAGCGACTGAAGAAGTTTCATAAAGTCATCTGCACCAGAGTTGTCGAGACTACCATCAAAGACTTCATCAAGAATCAAAAGGTTCGTGCTTGCACTGTTCTTTTGTTTTGCGATTTCTCGCCATGTCAAAAGCAGGGCAACATCAATACGAAACTTTTCTCCTTCTGAAAAATTATCATAGTTAAACTCGTCACGATGGCGACTCTTGATTACTTCATTGAAATTTTCATCAATTGTGAAGTTCACGAAGAAGTCCATATCGGACAAGTATTTATTGATCAACCTGTTCATAGTTGGCAAATAATGTCGAATAATTTTAGTTTTTATACCAGAGTCTTTGAGTAGATCATTGAGTGAAGAAAGAATGGTTGCTCTTTCAAGAATCTCTTCGCGGTTCGTATTGATTACTGAAAGTTCATCTCGTAGAGTTTGTAATTTTTCTCTTTGATCTAAAATCTCGCTTGATTGATTTTCAATCTGAACAATCAATTCTTCCATCTTTTCGATGTATCGAGCATTTGATTCAACCAACTTTTCTTTTTCGACCAATAGTTTCTCATACTCATCAGCAGTTTCAACAGTCTTCTGTGCTTCTCTTTTCGCTTCTCGAATCACAGTCTTTTCATCGTCAAGTTTTGAAACCGCATCTTCTAACTCAGAAATTTTTTCTTCGCTCTTCTTGATCTTTTCAATCTTAAAGTTGTGATCAATGTCTTGATTGCAAGTCGGGCAATTGTCATTCTCACGGAAAAAATCATATGTTGTTTTTTCACTTGACAACTTCTGCGAAAGGCGAGCATGAAGATTATTGATTCTTGCTTCGTCTGGTGCGTTCTTCAAAATCTTATCGGCTTCTCGCCTTGTTTTCTGCTCAAGAATTTTGAGATTTGCAATATCGACGTTGTTCTTTTCGATGGCTTCTTTTGTAGTATCAATCTCACTACGATGCGATTCGATGTTCGATAGGCTTTTCTTTTCAAGACCATCAACGTAGTCTTCTTGAATACGAATCTTTTCTTTCGCTAACTTTTGATCGACGGTGTTATCTTCAAGATCACGACGAAGACGAGAGTTTCTTGCTTTCATTTTTTCGTTCATCTGACTAAACACTTTGATGTCAAGAAGGTCTTCAACCACATCTCTTCGATCAGAGGCAGACAATTGCATGAATGGTATGAACGAAGAACTACCAAGAATCACAACTTGTGTAAATGACTTGAGATTCATACCAAGAATGTTTTTCTCAAGATAGGCTTGATCGTCTTTTGATTTTGATTCTTGATTTACCAGAACATCATTCTTGTAAATTTCAAAAATGCCTGGCTTCTGACCACGAACAACACGATAGCGATTCTTGCCTTTCTTGAATACAACCTCAACCACAGAGTCTTTTTCATTGACGCTATTGATAAGTCGAGGCTTTGTAATTCTACGAAATGGTTTACCGAACAAAGCAAAGGTCAAGGCATCAAGTATTGTACTTTTGCCTGCACCATTGTCACCAACAATTAGTGTTGTTCGACCTTTGTTGAGTTGTACTGTAGTTGGATAATTACCTGTTGAAAGAAAATTCTTCCAAGTCACGCTTTCAAATATAATCATTCATCAATACTTTCTAGATAAATTTCCCTTGCTAGTTTTTTGACCGAATCTTTGTTTGTAATTTCCTGACTGTCGATTTCGTTTTCAATCAGTGTAATTGTGTCGATTGAAATATCTACTTCTTCTTCAGTAGGTTCATACTCATCTTCTTTTTCTACGATTGTTACATCTTCAACACCAGATGCGTAAAGTTTGTCAAGGAAAGATTCAAACTCAGTCGGCTTATCTTTCGCTGTGACAATTACTTTCACGAAACATTTTTCAAGTCTTGTGAAATCAACATCTCTTGTTGGCCCATTGTTGTATACAATCTTATGAAAGATTTCGTGTGGGTTCGGCACAAACTCTACGTCGAGAGTTTCAGTGTCAAAGATCCAGAAACCTTTTTCTTCACCCCAATCACCAAACGTAATTTGATAAGCAGTGCCAAGATAGTGAATGTTCTTGCTCTTGCTTTGTGTGTGAAAGTGTCCTGTGTAAACTCTTGAATAACCTTCAAACTCTTTTGCTTCAAGACCAGATTCACACTTGACACCAGGGTGCATGTAGTAACCATTTACCTCTAGGTGACCAAAGCAAACTTTTGATTTTGATTGTCGTACAAAGTCTTGAACACGATCACGATTCTCACGATTGATCCAAGGTATTAAATCAATAGTAACACCATCAATCTCAATAGTATGAGGTTCGGTGTAGATGTGAAACTTCTCACGACCTTCGAACAATTCACTCACAGCATTTACTTTGCTGGTGTTCTTGTAGTAGATATCGTGATTACCAATAATAACATGTGTCTCAGAACAGAGACTTTCAAGAGGTTTCAAAAATCTTTCTTTGACGTTTTGAAGTGTTTGAAAATTTACAAACTTTCTTCGATCCATAAAGTCACCCATATGAATAACTTTGTCGATGCCTCTTTCACGAATACACGGAAAGAAAACATCTTCAAAGAAATTCAAGTGGTGATTCAAGAAGATTGGCGAATCACCCCTTGCGCCAAAGTGCGTGTCGGTGATAATTGCAATCTTCAAGGCTTGTCATCCTCAAACTTAGACAGATCAGTTGATGTGAGTTTCAGATAGTCAGCATAAGCATTTGTGCTTTCTGCATCGACTAGATTCTGATTCTTCGCCCAATCTTCAAAACTACCTCTTGCATCAGCGGCTTGAATCGCACGATACTTGATATACATCTGTTTCTTCTCCTTTGCAATTCTTCGTAGAAAAGCATAGTAACAGATTTGTGTGAAGTAAGCAAATGGATTAGGTTTATTTTTTGTTTTCGTAGGATCAAAATTGGTTGCATAAGACAAACAATTCTCAATCGCATCTGAAATCATATCATCACGGAAAGTATAGTTCGCAAAATTGGGCTTCGTTGATAGATGCGATGCAATCTTAAGGAAGCATTCTCCCAAATACTCACCAATGCCTGGTTTAGTTTCGCCATTTTCTTCTGCCTCTTGGACTTTTTTTTTGTATGCCATTATCTCTTCTAAGAGTTTTTCGTTATCGACATAATGTTCTTTAGATTTTTTAGCCATAGGCTTTCTCCTAACGAGTCTAAGTATACACCCCATATAATTTTTGTCAAGAGGAGAACTCCTCGGTTTTTTAGAAATTTTTTACGATGGCGTCAAAAACCAATTCTAAATATCAGGTGCCTCCCTTGATGAGAAAAACTCTAGGGCCTAGGACCAGAAAGAAAACTTAAAGGTATTCATTCGGGTCATTGCTCCAGTTTCTCCAATCATTGACATCAAATGGATCAATTGCAGAGTCATCTTGAATCGATTCATGCTCTGTATCAAAGTCAATGTCTTTAGATTGTTCAAGAGCATCGAAGTAATCAAATATCTTGTCTACCTCATCTTCTGAAAGTTTTGACAGAATGGCTGATACATCTTCAGACTGTTCAAGAAGAATCTCTTTTGTATTTTTGCTGTTCATCATCTTGTCAATTGAAATCTTAGCGTTCTTGTAATCTGTTAGAATGCTTTTGGTTGGTTCAACCTCCGTAACAATATGGTTTTTGGGTAGACGAACATCTGGTGTTTTTGAGAATTCAATCCAATCTTTGAGAGTTACTGCCATTGCAGTCGTTGATTGCTTTTCGTCTTCGTCTACTTCAATCATACTAATCATAATGATCATTGGACGATTCACCATGTAGTGAGATTTCAAAGACTTTGATACCTTTGCGATGATGTTCTCGCCTGATCGAAGTCGAAATATCTTGTATTCATCCATTTTTGATCTCCTATGTTTTTATTGATACCATCTTGTATGAAAATTTCTCCTCATTGTAGATACGAATTCTTTCGAGAAAGTGCCGAAGTGTATAATTCTTGTGGCTCTTCCAAGAGAGATCATCTGCAATGTCGTAGAGTTTCGCTACCTCCTTGTGTTCAGACTTGCGAAGTTGTCGCCCAATACTTTGCAATATTCGAATGCGACTCTTAGATGGTGAAGCAAAGATTACATTGTGTAACCTTCTTATATTTATTCCTGTGCTGAATGTACCGTATGATGCCACGATGATGATGTTGTTTTCTTTTTCTGCCTGCTTACGAATGGCTTCACGCTCTTCGACAGGTGTTTCGCCAGAGACATATACGACACTGTGATTCGGACAGTTCTTCTTGATCAGTTCAAACAATGGCTTGCCATGCTTCTCGACAAAGTTAAAAAGAACAAGTGAGTTGCCTTTTGCATGTTTCGCCAGTCGTGCAATAAAATCATTTCTCTTTGGATTTGAAACGAGATAGTCAACCTCTTCTGAGTATTTGAGTTTCTTGCATTCTTTGCATGTCTGATCGTCATATTTGAGTTGAATACAATCAATCTTGAGTTTCGACAAAAGATCTTTGTCCATGAGTTGCTTGGTCGATACGACTCGGTGTGTGCTACCAAACAAACCTTCGATTACCAACTTATGAGTCTTGGTACCATCTAAAGTACCTGTTAGACCTACACGAAAGTCACAATCTGTCAGTTTCGTCATAATGTTTGTGAGAGACTGAGACTTGAATTGATGGCATTCATCACCGATCACAGCAGAAAACTGTTCAAAGTATTTCTTTGGCTGCTTGTAGATACTTTGCCATGTCGAAATCACAACTGATTTGTGTGTGTTCTTGTCTTGACCGCCAAAGATTTGATGTACATTGTCTGGCACATTCCAATTTGATAGACCTGAGTAGTCTTCAAAGTCAGAATACAACTGAGAGACAAGAGAGATGGTTGGCACAATAATCAGCAGTTTTTCGTCAGGGTTCTCGTCGAGCCAACGACGCATGAGTGCATAGATTATTAGAGACTTTCCTGAAGCGGTAGGAGACAGCAAGAGAGTTCTTCGATTCGATAATGCGTGTTGTATCGCATCAAACTGGTGCTCGTGAGGCTCGATTTCCTTGCCTGATACAGACAGTTTGAGTTCTTCAATGTAGTCACGAAGTTCTGATTCTTCTACGCTGAGTTTTTTTGTGGCGTGATTGACAACTTTGTAATCTCGCTCTTCGGCAAACAGATGAATGTATGGCACTAAACCAGCATAGATTCTTTGCGAGTGTTGATTGTACAAACGAATACGACCATCCCACATCTTGTTTCGATATGATGGTGTAAACTCTGCGCCAGGTACTTTGAATGTGAAGTAGTCGCTTAGTTCTTGTGCGATGCTTGGTTCACAACTTGCTTTTACATAAACAGAATCAATAGAATGAATTTCAATTTCGCTCATATATCATTATTATTTATGAGCCGTAAAAATATTCTAGTTGACACCATTGGTAAATTTCAACCATTCGATCATGTTTCGAATCGTCCATTGACGATTTGAGATCTGTGACAACACAATCTCAAGATACTTTTCGACTTCTTGATTCATCAAAATCTTTGCATCAAGTTTTTGTAGATCATCGTCAGCATCAAAGAATGTGGCAAGATCTGTCTTGAGAACCTTGTGTTGAAATGGTTCAAGACCTTTGCTTTCAAGTTCTTCTTGTGAGAGTTTGCCATTGTAGTACAGCCACTTAAACTTTTTCATGCGACTCTTTTCAAGACGCAACGAGTGAAGATAGTTTCTTGTGTCTGTGAATAGACGAAGATACTTGTTGTGAATCTGTGGTGTTCTTGCTGACTCTGCTTCGAGTTCTGTGCGATCAATGGCAAGATCAGTATCAACCATGTCTTGAATTTCTTTGAGTGTAAGTTTCTGCATGTGCAAAGTATAGCACCGAAAAAACTACTTGTCAAACAAAAAACCCCTCACAGGGAGGGGTTTGATGATTGGGTTTTTTGAATTGTAAGTTAGTTGCCCAATGGTCCAGAATCAATTGGACCAAAAGGTGGGAATGTGAAAACTGGGGGTGCGGCTGTAGGTGTTGGCTTTTGAATTCCTTGTGGACCATAATCAGGACGTCTTCCTCCTGGTTTGACACGATCAGGTTCATCTTCTCCAACTGGGGGATCAACTTCAGGTCCCTCTGGTTCTTCTGGTTGGGGAGGAGTATATGGTCGACCATTAAGACTATACAATCTAGTGGAACCATCATTCATCAAGAGAACTAACACATACTCACCGCCTATCAATAAGTAGTATGAACTGAAAACTTGGGCCAGAATGCTTGCTGGTATCACATGTCCATATCTAAAAAGAACACCAAACAAACCACCATCTCCTGGAATAGGTACATAACCTCTAGTGCCTGGTTCTCGACCTTGACTTCCGCCTAGTCGCCCATCGCCGCCGCCTTGCTGACCTCCACCAGGAGGACTGACAAAATCAGGACCTGGAAAGTCTGGTGCACCAGGAGTTAATTGTTGCTCGTTGAGTTTTCCTAAAACTTTTTGTGTGAGTTGTTCTAGAAGTTGGGAATCGTTGTAACCATAATCGGTTAAGGTCTCCCAGGCCTTTTCTTCAATTAGTTTTTTTAGTCTGCGATTCATGGTTATCTCCGATTAGATTTGACTTGTTTGTGTAGCGCCTGTTCTAGACCATCCAGGAGGAGGACCCATTGTCCAGACATATAATTGACCATCTTTATTGTCTTGATAAATTGGGGGTTGATCCCTGACCTTTCTACCACCACCACCAGGTAACATGCTTGGGTTTGGACCAGTTCCTAACGGATAAGGATAGTCTCTTGGATTTGCTCCTGGAGGCAAAGTAGGTTTAGGTGCTGGTCTAGGGGAGACAGATGGGGAGACAGATGCTTTGGCAGAAAATTTTTGTTCATCAACACTTTCAGCACCTTCATCTAGTTTCTCCATAACTTTTTGTTTAAGTTGTTCAAATAATTGGGAGTCATTGTAACCATGTTCGGTCAAAGTTTCCCAGGCCTTTTCCTCAATTAGTTTTTTCAGTCTACGACTCATGGTTATCTCCGATTAATACTTTTCGTTCGTACGAATGTTTTTGAGTTTCTTGGCAAGAAGTTGTCTCTTCTTTGCTTTTTTATCTCTTCTTGCTGTGATTCTTTTGATTGTTTCTCGCACCGCTTTTGTGCGACCGTCAAGATCGACACCCTCTAAAAAATTGCTTGGTCGATAGTTCATTTGTTTCCTTTCTTAAAGTGCTTCGATCTCATAATCAGTGTAAGAAAAAGTAACTGTTGCTGTGAGTGGTTCCATATCTGAAACTGTGCTATTCATTTCAATCGCAGTTAGATTCGTTGGAAACACTCCTCTGAAATTTACTCGAAACCTTTCATTCAAATTACTGTTTAGAATTACAAGTGTTGCATCTTCTATATCGTCTTTGACTTTTCCTGAAGAACTGTCATCAATTGAATCATATGGCGCAGTCGATGTCATCCAGTTTTTTATTTCAAGCCAGTTACCTAAATCTTCATTCACAATAAACTGTATTGTCAAATCTTCAAATTCGACTCGATCTCCTGGTTGCTTGATGTCAGAAAAGACATTCGATTGTACCACTGCTGGTACAGAGATTCCAGGAATATTCGCAGTCTGACAAAAGTAAGTGACTTCGGGTGTTCTTTGTAGAAAGAAACGAAAACTTGTAGGTTGCAACGGGTTTGTTGCGTCTGGTTGTGCTGAAATCGGGCTTACTTTTTGTGTCATAATTTATATCCAAAAAAAAGAGAAGGGTGGGGCTTTCGCCCCACTCTTCCGAAGTGTTTGCAGAATCAGACGAGGTTATCGACTCTGAAGATTCTGTAGTATTGGTTGCGACGAGAAGAGATCGCTTCAGCATCGGCTGTACCATCTGCCTTGGTGACAAACGGGTTGCTAACAAGACCGTAACGGGTCTTGAAGCCGATCTTGGGCTGGAACGAATCTTCGCCAACTGCACGAACCATTTGCAGCGGGACATACGGGCAGTAGAATATACCAGCATCGTATGGGCTTGTACCACGGTAGCCAATAACTGCGAAGTCCTTGGTTGCTGTGGTGCTGTAGTAAGGATCGATGTAGACCTTGAGTCGTCCGTTGATTGTACCAGCGAATGTGTTGCCAGTGTCATCAACTTCAAGGTTGCTTTCGAGAGCAGGTGTGTAATCAAGAACACCAGCCATTGCGAGAGCAGAAGCAACGTCGGAGGAGCAAAGAACAAAGTTGCCCTTGCCACGACGAGTATCCTTAGCAATGAAGTTTGCTTCTCTTTCGATTTGGAAGAGAAGACCTTTGAATCTTTCGACAGACCAACGACCGTTAGAGTCTGTGTTCAAGTCAAAGATACCTTCAGTGGTTGTGCTACCAGAACGGCAGCCGAGTTTCGCAGCATCATAAATCTTACGAATAACTTCGCGGTTGATTTCAGCAAGAATTTCGTTGCTGAGGATGTTTGCGAGTTCTGTCTCGGCATCAAGACCGTGGATAGCCTTGAGGTCTTGAGCGAGTTCAGTTGTGTACTCAGCCTTGAGGGCGCGAGTCTTAGCAGTCACGGATGTCTGCTCAATTGTGAACGCCATTTCAGCGAATGGGTTTGTAGAGGCATCACCGAGTGCTTCACCGAGGGCAGCCGACATAGGATCAGCGCCACCGCCACCAGGACCACTGGTGTTACCGATACCACCGAGGGTGCTAGACACACCGTTGGAGAAAGGATCAACACCGGCATTATCGCCTGCTTCTGCACTGAAGTGAGTAGCACCTGTACCACCAGAGAATCGAGGATCAGACTCGTGGTAGAGTGCCTCAGCACCATCTTGATTTTCGTAACGGCTTCTCATAGCAAAGATGAGACCGGTAGGACCGCTCATTGGCTGAACGCCAGCGATGTCATAAGCAATTAGGTTAGGCATAGCACGACGAACGAGAGAGATCAGAATAGGATCCCACTTGTCGAGTTTACCCGATGTGCCGAAACCAGAGTTCACTGGTGCGGCTTCTTTGAGGAACCGCTCTTGGTTCTCAAGAAGTTGAGTTGTACATGTCTTTCTCCAGTTATCGCTAATAGGAGACAGATCATTATGCTCAAGAATTGGCGACCACTTTGATTGTAGTCTTTCGTTTAATGTTTCCATCTTATTTTACTCCTGAATTGAATTCGAATTAATTCTTACCATATCTTGAAAGTGCATTCGAGTACGATTGCATACTTTCGCTAAGATCTTCTTTTTGTGTATCTTCAGATGTGTTGCCTTCGGCAAGCACATCGATGTCGTCTTGAATCACAAGATTACGCTTGCTTGGAACATAAGACTCACGAAGGGTCTTCATGCTTTTTGCAAACGAGTTTTCGTCAACGAAGTCCACATCTTCAGCAAGTGTCTCTAGACGATCAACTTGCGAAAGGGGTAGATCTTCAGTTGCTTCACGAATAATTTGATCTCTACGAAGATCTTCAATCTCTTCGTTGAGTTCAATGTTCTTTTGTAGTTCTTCATTGATCTTGTTATCGTAATACTTGGCAAGTTCTTCTCTCTTGAGTTGTTCTTGCTGCATTTGCTCGTAGAGTCCATCAACAACGCTGACCTGAGAATCAGGATAAGAGATGTTGTGGGTTTCAAACAGAGTCTTAAGACCATTGATGAAACTTTCGTTGATTTCGTTACGAATGCCATTTTCGAGGGCAAGTTCGTTTTCTTTCACCCACTCGGTGATCACATAGTTGAGATAAGAGTCAACTCTTTCAACCAAGTTGTCACGAATTGATGAAACTTTATCAGATGCCCAATCAGAATATCTTTCTTGAAGTTCTGATTGAATTTCACGAACACGATCATTGACTGCTTCTTCGAAGATCACTTTTGCTCTAAACTTGAAGTCTTCTTCAAGATCGGTGCCTTCAAACATGGCGCCAATTTGTTCTTCTTCAAGTTCAAAGTCAACGTTCTCTGGAAGATTGTCAGTATCAATGTCTTGACTAGCGGTTGAGCCAGAAGCAGCACCGCGTGATGCTCTGCCTTTACCACCTTCAATGGCGGCTTTCACAGAAGCGAATGACTTCTCTTCTTCTTCACCATAATTGATACCTGCTTCTTCGAAGCCCTCATGCATACCTTCATGGTAGCCAGCCATTAGTTCTTCTTCGTCTTCGTGTCCCATTTCTTTCATTGCTTTATGAACACCTTCGTGATATCCCTCGTGATAGCCCTCTTCGTGATCCATCTCGTGCATACCTTCATGGTATCCAGCGGAAAGTCTTCTTCTTCTTCTTAAACTTCTTGGGCCGCTAGGAACAAATGGTGCTGGACCTGGCTCAACCGGTGGTTTTGGGCCAACAGGCGTCGGCTCCCACGGAGGAAGACCGCCACCGCCATGATTCCGTTCCTCAATATCATCATCATGCATGTCTTCGTGGTAGCCAGCAAAGATTTCTTCTTCATCATCATGCATACCTTCATGGTAGCCTTCTTCATGGTCCATCTCGTGCATACCTTCATGGTAGCCTTCTTCATGGTCCATCTCGTGCATACCTTCTTCGTGTTCCATTTCTTTCATTGCTTCGTGATAACCAGCCATAAGACCTTTCATACGGCCTTCGTGATAACCCTCTTCGTGGTCCATC